CTACACCAGTTAAACATGGACTTTCTAAAGGTGATACAATTAAATTAAAGAATTTATCAACTAATAATGGTAAATATACTGTAATTAGATTAGGTAAAGATAATGGTGATGATAAAGAATATAGTTTTAGTGTTGATATAAATGTGTTAGTAACATTAATTAATACTGGAAAATCAGCTAGAATGACTAGAATTGTTGGGGGTAGAGAATCTGTTTATTATTTAAGAAGGTTTAAAAAGATTTCAGTTAGAGATGGTTTTGAATTAGAAAATGATGATTATGAAGTATTTCCACTGGCATTTTCTCAGACAATATATGAAGATAAGGTGCCAAAATTTGTTTTTAATGAAGATATTGATATTTCTAATTTAAAAGATAATTTAGGAAGACCACTATCAGAACTTTATTTAACAGTAATTAAAACTAATAGTGGTGGTATTAGACATGATGGAGTTGAACAAGCACCCGTCTTTACATCAACTAAATCTGGTATTAAAATACCTTTTATTTCTGAAGTTGGTAGTAATTTAGGAATCCCAGATATTAATAGAATCACTAACGCTCCTACATCTCATATAGCATTAGATGAAGATGTTAATATTGAACAAGATGAATTTTATGGTGATGTTGTTGAGTATAACATCTTAGAACAAGAAGAAAAAATATTAGCGGATGTTTACCATAGGTTTAACACGATAAATAGAATTACAGGAAATGGTAGTGCTGAGAATGTTGATTTTTCCTCAAATACGGTTAACTTTGGGTTAAGATATGAAGGGTACATGTATAAAGCTCATCATAAAATACAAATAAAACAATTCTCAGCCTATATTGAACAAGGGATGTTTACAACATTAAATAAACCTACATATGCAAGTAATTTAAGGGATGGTAGATTTATATGGAGAGATTTATTAGATATTGGTGTTAATGATGGTCAAAATGAAACCTTAGATTATCCATTTTTAAATGGTGCTCACTATATTAATTCATGTTTCACGTTGGCACTTGAAAGACAAGACCCATTTAATTTTTATGGGTTACAATATACCGCATTTCCATCTGATGAATCTGGCATATTGATTGAAGATAATTATATAACTAAAAATACTGATGATGTCTGCTAACAAATATAAAATACGATTAGATAATCTAGATGATAAATTTATTAAAATCCCTTTAACATTGGATTTTGCTTCTGTGGACCAAAGTGAGGTAGTTAATAGAGAGTTTGTTGAAGATGAAGTTGAAAAGTCTATCAACCCAATTGTTGACTATGAACAAACTAGGTTTATACCATTAGGGTTTACAAGTAATACTTTAATTAAAGATTTATATTATAAATTATCCTTTTCGAACTCAAATCAACGTATAAACTCAAATAGAGGACAATTAATTAATAAGTATTCGGATATTGGGTTCATTGATGATGATATAAAACTTAATAAAAATAAATTTAAGAAATCTTTTTTGAGATTAAGTTTTTATGATTCAGATAAACCAACCAATCAAAATTTAGTTTCATTTATTACTATTTTTTGTAGAGTATATGGAAGTGATTTAACTCCTATGGTAGATACTAATGGGACTCCTAACCCTTTGGGTGGTATTCCTAAATCAGCAAATCAAATTGAAGTTAGGTTTGAATTAACTGACCCAATATTACAATCAGATGGTTTTCATGAAGGATTTCATTTATATTATTTTAAAAATGGTTTAAATAAGAATGATGTAGTTCCTGTGGAATTATATATGAGGGCTGAATTTAATAATGCTGCCACTGGTAAAACAACTAGGTTTATTACAACACCAGATACCTTACCAATTAATGAAGTGATAGGTAAGTTACATACTAGATATTTATTAACTAGAACTGACACAGGTTATTTTTATTCAATAGACCCAATATATAATTCAGCCACTAATGTGATAGAAGAGGGTACCAGATTAACAGTTAACTTATACGAAATTAAAGTACAATAATGGAAATTATTAAAAGACAAATATCTACAAATATCGGTAATTCAATTTATTTGAAAATTCCATTAACCCAAACAATAGATAATGTTGGATTAATGACGGATATGCCATTTATTGAAGGTAGTCAAATTAATTTATCTTCAGGTGGTTTACCATTAGAATTTATGAATGATGGAATTACAAGTACATTTTATAAACAAGGTGGTGTTGTTAATTACGCTTCAGACTCTAAATTAGAGGTAGTTAGAACATATGATGATGATAATAGATATATACCAAATTTTGATTCTAAAAAAGAATCTTATATAAATTTCAGCGGTTCTTCAATAAATGGTGTTGATAGGGTAATAAATATTAATGGTAATGAAATTGTATATACAGTTAATGCTAGGAGAGATTCATTAATAGGTACTCCGAACCAAATAACTGGTATCCAATATATAGATAATCCAGAAGAAGGGGTTATAATACCAAGTGAGTTAGATGTTAATTCTACGAACACTAGAGTTCAATATTATGCTGAAGGTTGGAATGAAACCAATACTTCAACTGACCCACAAATACAAGAAGAATATTTATTAGGGATAATAAGTCAACCAGAAGTTAAAAGTGATGTATTTATAGATAGGACCACTTTTAGTGTTTTGGATAAACATTTAAGATTATCTGAAATCGAAAGTTTAGAACATTTAACTAAATACGGTAACGGATTTTATAATATTAATAGAGATTAAATTATGGCAAATGGAAATTTTGGGACAGTTAGACCAGCTGATGTATCATTAAATGATATAGAAGTGTTCTTACATTATACCCCATCTAGAAATGATATTGGTGATACTACATTAACCAAATTAAATACTAATGAGGTTCTTTCAGAAGTAAGTAACCCAAATAATACAAATAATGTAGAGATATTTGGTGGTATGTATACGTTAACGTTACCTAGTACACTTTTCTCTGAGAAGGGAATTTATACTTTACATATTAAACCAGTTGAAATTAGAACTAGAATATTAGATTGTGGTGTGTTATCAGCAAAATCAGAAATTAAAGGACTTATATTTGATACTGCATCACAAAATTTAGATAGTGCATTTACATCTAGATTCCAAAATGGTGGTTTAGTTGGTTATAGAGTTGAATATTTAAATACAACAAATTCTTCTGGTGGTGTTAAGGTTAGAAATACATTTAGAGTAATTACATCTAATAATAGAGTTGATGTGGTTAATCAAAACTTAACTAATACAAATCAAAAAGCTGTTAGATATAGTTTTAATGATAACTCAACATTAGTTTTCTGTACAGTGACCCCAAGTTCTGCATCTAATGTAAAACCTAATGTATTACCATTTATTGGCGAACCAAATCAAGAAGTTATTATAACCAACACTTTTTTTAATCCAGTGATGATTGAAATTGAAATGGTTGAACATGACCTTGAAACAATTGCTTATGGTCTTTATGGTCCACAAAGTAAATCTCTTGAAGATGGTATTTATACACAATATACATTTGATGGTAGTATTTATAAGCAATATAACTTATTTGAAATTAAAGACCAGTTCACAGGTGTGCCTCTATTTGAGGTTAAAGAGCCAAGAACTGAAATTGATTTTAGTAAAAACTTTGACGATATTAGCCAAGTATAATGAGTAATAGAGTAAAAATCGTAGGATATGCAAAAAAGGAATTCTTTACTAATGGTATAGAGTATAGAAATTTCTCACCAGACCTTGTGGGTAATCAACTCGCATCGAATGAGGGTAGCCCTGTCTTTACGATGGGTAATTTCAACATTTCTACAAATTTAGATGATAAGGTAAATAAAACATTTGTAACTAATAGTTTTTCTAATTACAAGTCTTTAGAAACCCTAAATCTTGATGAAGCTTTTGAAACTGTTATTACAAAATACTCTAAACAAGCTAAATTAAATTTAAATTACGATGATTTATTAACTTATGCCTTCTTCGGTTCATTACGAGAATTTATAAGGGTGTCATTAGAAAATATAATTATAAAGTGGCCAGCTTCATTATATATTTCTGAAATTGACCCAACGGATGCTTCTAATACGGGTGATACAATTAGTAATTATAGCTACAACGCTGTAACAAATACATCAACATTCGATGTTAACGTTAATAGGATTGAAAACCCATATAATATAAATTTTTTATCAGGTGGTACAATTGAGGGGACCTTCAATGAAACAAATCAATTAAGAAATTTATCAATTAATTATAATTACTATGAAGTTAATAATGAATATGGTGATTATAGTGTTATAGGCTTCACAGGTTCAAGTGATATTCTAACATCAACTATTACATTACAAACTCAAGGTAACCCATTTCCTAATTCAGGTAGTGAAAATATTAATTATCATGTTAGACCAAATGAATTAAAAAGAGAAGAATTCTTCTTTAATTTAAATGAATTTGAGAATAGATTACTTAATAGACTATCAATACCTATTTACACAAGCTCATTTAGAGTGTTTTCTGAGACCGAAAATGGAACAACTGTAGAAAGTACCAAAAAAATTACTTGGCCTCTTAGAGATGGTTATAACATTGATTTTGATTCTATTGATTATTCTAGATTTGTTAACAAGTTATTAGAACTTTCAGATATTAATGATTCTTCTAGGTCAAATTTAATGGTTAGATTTTTAGTTTCATCTTCTATTTCAGAATTTGATACTGGTGCTGATATTAATGGTAGTTATGGAAACACTAATGGTCAAAAAATGACCAATGCGTTAAAAATCTATGGTAGAGAGTTCGATGAAGTCAAAAAATATTCAGATGGTATTAAATTTGCCAATGTTGTAACATATGATAAAAAGAATAATACACCTGATGCCGTTATTAAAAATTTAGCTAGAGTATTAGGTTGGCAATTAACATCATCAATTTCACAGATTGATATAATAGGAAATTTCTTATCATTAAATAATAATTATTATGATGGGTATTCCAGAGGTTTAAGTGAAGCAGAAGCTGAAGTTGAACTTTGGAGAAGAATTGTTTTAAATACTCCATGGCTTTGGAAATCTAAAGGTACTAGGAAGGCTATAGAATTTTTATTTAAATTTATTGGAGCACCAGAGGGTCTTATAACTTTTAATGAATATGTTTATGTGGCCGACCAACCAGTGGATGTTGATTTAGTTACAGAAATGATGGAGTATTTTAATAATACCTCAGATATTAGTGGACTAAACCTTGATTCAAATGGATATCCATTTATTCAACCAAACACACCAGAAATGTATTTTCAAAAAGCTGGTTTGTGGTATAGACAAACGGGTGGTGCAAATCCAGATATAGATATACTTGAAGGTAATAATCCTCATATTGGGCCTTACGATGGAGGTCAAGAATATATAAACCAATTTAGTACTTGTTTAGTCCCTAATTTTGTTCTTGGGACTAATGAAGAATCAGATATTGAAGCTGAAGTAAATTTATTTTCAAATTATGCTAATGGAACATTCGATGAATGTTGTGATGGGAATATATATGTGGCTGTAGATACAGATTTAGATTTTGATGCTATAGTTCAGGTTAATAAAGATAATGTAATAAATAATTTTCCAGTTACTAATACTGGATGTACTTTTACGAGTTCATGGACTCTTATAGCTCAATTAACTGGTGAAACTTTTTATGAAAATACATTTTTAACAAGTGTATCAGCATTAACTGAATCTGAATATATATCTGAAATTTATAATTTAAGTGGAACAACTGAATTAAGTGGGATTACATTTAATTATAGTGATGGTAGTTTAGATATTATTTCACCTGATGGTTGTAATAATGATTTATTGAATACATATTTTAAATTAGAATTATGTGTGTCAACTGCATATAATTGTATTGAAGAAGGTGTTGGTGCCAGTGGATTAACAGAGTTCTTTGTTCCAGTTAAATATAGTAATGGTTGTGGAATTACAACTACTCAACAACTAGTTAATTCATTATATCATGATGGTGCTGGCGCATTACCAACTCTTGGGGATGTTATTTATAGTGATTCACAAGGTGTTACACCATTTGTGTCCCCTTCTGGTGATACATTCCCACACTTATATTTAGGTGGTGATATTAATAATGAAGATAATTATTTATTAACTAATAATAGTGGTGTTATGGTAGATATTGTATGTGTTGGAACATGTACAGTTATACTTGGTAAAACAATAGGTAGAGTGGGTACAGGTATTGGTGGATTTAGTATCGATGGGTTATTAGAACCAACTCAAGTTTCAATAACATATACAGTATATGATATAGTTAGAGATAATAATAATGCTACACTTAACATTATATTTGACAATGGTGTAATTTTAAATGAAAATAACTCACCTATTAATGATGTAATAACAATTTCACCTTCAGCAAATGTTGATTATACAAGTAATTTTACAACTTCAACTTCAAACATTCCAGAACTTAAAATAAGTCAATATAAAATTAGAATTGAATTGTTTGATATAGGTAATAATTGTATACTTGGACCATCATATCAAATATTAATAATAAATTTATAATAAAAAATGGCAATAACAGGAACAATAAATACATGTCAAATTAAA